AAGAAAAGAAAGGGCCGTCCCAAGAAAGATGAATAATATGAAACCTTTTATATCACTTATTACGCTGCTAGCGTTCCTAGCGGTGCGGATTCCTATTGCCTACGCTTTGCCTCCTGTCTCTGATGCTGGAGTAGAATCTATAGCCGAAGATGAATATGAAGAAGGTGACTATGCAGTAGTTAAACAAGGTGAAGAAGCGCCTTATGATGGCTTTTTATTTGATTCTGAAGGTTTAGCTAAAGTAATTGCTAATAAAAACTTTCAATTAGATAAGTTAAGAATAGAAAAAGATAGTGAAATAGCTAAACTAACTATAGAAATAAAGTATCTTAAAGAACAACAAGCTTTAGAGCTTAAAATAAATAAAGAATTAAGTGATAATATAGTAGCTATAAAAGATAACAGAATAAAACAATTAGAAGATAGTAAAAAATGGGATGATGTTAAATTATTTGGTTCTATGTTGTTAGGTATGGCTTTATCAGTAACTATATTTTATGCGGCAGTAAAAATTACCAATGTCAATGAATAAAAAAGATCCAAACTATATTGCAGCACTTGAAAAGGCAATTAAAGAAAAATATGGAGAACTGGCTACAATGCATCCAAAGTATTTTTGGAATCAAGAAAAAGAGCGTGAATATGTTGCTGACACTAAAGAAACAGTAAAAAAGCAGCTAACTAATGAACAATCCAGAGAAAAAGTCGATTTAGGTGGGATTTTAATACCTAAGAAACTAATTAATAACAATGAACAAAAGTATTGTTCTGTTTGCAAACAGTATAGTTTTGATAAAAATGATGATGTATACCTAAATAAATTTACTACCTGTCAGAAATGTTATGTTCAGCATATAGAAGGTAGAGAAGAAAGATGGTCTAGTGGTTGGCGACCAATTGGAGATAAATAAATGGCTAGCATTTTAGAAGTTGTAACCGGCATATCACAAGCTATTTCAGCTAAACATCATGGCGGTGCTGAAATAGGTCTTAAAAGAGAGACAGAAGACTTATTGCAGGGATGTTCCATTTATGATCCTAGAGTAATGGATGGCTTTGGAGTTCAATATCAAGGCAACATGTTAATTCTTAAGTATCACAGTGAAATGCCTTTAACTAAAGTACATGATAAAAACTTTGAGACTGATATTCGTCAAACTATGAAGGACATTAAAAAATTTATTGAAAAAGAATATAAGAAAGTAACCAAAAAATCTCTAAGCTTAACTGAATATGGTGATACTAACACTTTAGTACAAAGCGCAAACCGCAGAACTTCTTATGTTAACGCTTCTCAGACTTATATAATTAATGATGTAGAAGGTTATAGTAAAGAAGATTCTAAACCGCAAGAAAACTACAGCGATATTGCAAAACGTTGGTTGATGAACTGCCGTAAACCAAAAACATACTTAAAAGAAAATAAATCTCTTAACTTTATTCAGCTTCAAGAACAAAAAATTGTTGAAGAAGGTTTTCAGCAAAATGTTGCAGCTGCCATCTTAGCTCTAGCTTTATCTGCTGCTGCACAAGCAAATCCAAAATTAAAATCAACAGCCGATGCAGTTGCAAGGACCAATCCGCAAGCATCACAAACAATAAAATTAGATAAAAAGGCTATAAAAAAAGCTGCCGTCTTAGCTAAATACTTTAAAACATTAGACGTATCTGAATTAACCAAGGGTAGCGCATCTGATGAAATTGGAAAAGCGCTACAAGGTGCTGGTGGAGTTGGTACACAAAGTCCCGGTACTCAAGAAGAAGGTTTAAAAGATTAGGCTGAAAAAGCTGCAACAGGTGCTGCACAAGATCCGTCAAAATATGAAGCTATTGGCAAAAAAGTTCGTTTATAAAATTTAATAAAATGATATGGGCTATAATTTATCTAAAGAGGAAATTAAAAGCGAGATATTAAAGTGTGGCAAAAATCCTGCTTACTTCTTAGATAATTATGCCAAAATAGTTCATCAAAGTCGTGGTCTAATACCATTTCGTACTTTTCAATTTCAAAAAGATTTATTAAAAGATTTCCACGATCACCGTTATAACGTAATATTGAAATCTCGTCAAATGGGTATTTCAACAATTGTTTCCGGTTATATTGCATGGATGCTTTTATTCTATAAAGAACGCAACGTTCTTGTAATGGCAACAAAATTAAACACAGCAATTGAAATTGTAGAAAAAGTAAAAGACATGCTTGATTCTGTACCAGCATGGTTGAAAATTGCAGAAATAACTGTAAATAACAAAACAAAACTTGAATTAAGTAACGGTTCTAAAATTCAAGGTGTTCCAACTTCAAAAGATGCCGGTCGTTCACAAGCACTATCATTATTAGTGATTGACGAAGCAGCTCACATTGATGACATGGATGAACTATGGACCGGTTTGTTGCCTACGGTATCAACAGGTGGTCGTTGTATCGCTTTATCTACTCCAAATGGTGTTGGTAATTGGTTTCATAAAACTTATGTAGATAGTGAAAGCGGACAAAACAACTTTAAACCAACAAAGATTCCTTGGACACTACATCCAGAATATACTCAGGAATGGTTTGACAATATGACTCGTAATATGAGCAAACGTCAAATAGCTCAAGAGTTTGAATGTAATTTCAATGCATCGGGTGAAACTGTAATACATCCAGAAGATATAACAAAAGTTAAACGCGATATTTGTGAACCAAAATATCGCACTTGGATGGATAGAAATTATCATATATGGAAAGAATTTTCTAATGATGGGTCTTATTTATTAACAGCAGATGTGGCAAGAGGTGATGGTAGAGATTATTCCGTATTTCATATATTAGATGTTAAAAACATGGAACAAGTAGCAGAATATCAAGGAAAAATAGATATAGATAATTTTGCTCGTTTACTTTTTGATGCTGGAAAAGAATACGGTAATTGTATGGTAGTAGTAGAAAATAATAATATAGGATTTGCAGTTATAACTAAATTAATAGAAATGCGATATCCAAATGTTTTTTATTCTAATAAATCTACTCACGATTTCGTAGATAGCACAAGCGCACAATATTCTTCTAATTCTGTTCCCGGTTTTACAACATCAATGAAAAATCGTCCATTGATAGTGGCAAAATTAGAAGAATTTATTCGCAATAAAAGTATTAAAATTAATTCTCAACGTACAGTTAATGAATTAGACACATTTGTTTGGGTTAATGGCCGTCCAGAAGCTCAAAAAGGTTATAACGATGACTTAGTAATGTCTCTAGCTATTGGTTGTTGGGTCCGTGATACAGCTATTATTAACAACGAACGAAATTTAGAGTATTCTAAGGCATTCTTGAATTCAATTATAAAAAGTGGAAATTACTTAGACACTACAGTACGTGCATTCCAAACTGAAGAAAAAAATAGAAAAATTCAACAAGTACAGCAAATGTATAAAGATTTTAATTGGATTATAAAGGGTTAAAAATGGCTAATGATAATAATAATGGTTCCTACAGAACAGGTAATCAATTAAACAATAAACCAGATGGTGAATTATCTAAGAAGAATCCTCGCAATCGTCAGTCACCATTATATGTAGGATTAACGAGATTATTTTCTGGTCCGCTAGCAACGTTTAAATCTCAGTCACAAATACGTTACAAACGCAGAGATTTAGACCGTTACAAATTTACTAGTACTAGTGGACAAAGCTTTAAACGTAAAAGTTATAATCCTTTTGAAGCTATTCAAAGTAACATAATGGTTAACCAAGGTCGTGCTGAACGCTATGGCGACTTTGACCAAATGGAATTCATGCCCGAAATAGCATCAGCAATGGATATATATGCTGATGAAATGACTACTAGTAACCAATATCGTCAAGTATTAATTATTGATAGCAAAAATGAAGAGATAAAAAATCTTCTTCATAACTTATATTATAATATTTTAAATATAGAATCAAATTTGTTTTCTTGGTGCAGAACAATGTGCAAGTTTGGTGATTTTTTCTTATATCTGGACATAGATGAAAAATTGGGCATTAAGAGTGTTCTTGGACTGCCCTCTCCGGAATTAGAAAGATTAGAAGGAGAAGATGAAAGCAATCCTAATTATGTGCAATTTCAGTGGAATAGTGCAGGTATTACATTTGAAAATTGGCAAATAGCTCATTTTAGAGTTAATGGTCAAGACAAATATATGCCTTATGGCACTTCCATTCTTGAACCAGCAAGACGTATTTGGAGACAGTTGCAACTTATGGAAGATGCAATGATGGCATATCGTATAGTTCGCTCTCCGGAAAGAAGAGTGTTTTATATAGACGTAGGTAATGTATCACCACCAGAAGTAGAGCAGTTCATGCAAAAAATTATCACTCAAATGAAACGTAATCAGATTGTTGATCCAAATACTGGTCGTGTTGATTTGCGTTATAACCCAATGAGTATTGATGAAGACTATTTCTTGCCAGTTCGCGGAACGCAAAGTGCAACTAAGATTGATACTCTAAAAGGTGGTGAATTTACTGGAGACATTGATGACGTGCAATATCTTCGTGATAAATTATTTTCTGCGCTTAAAATTCCACAAGCATATCTTGCAAGAGGTAAGGATGCTCCAGAAGATAAAACTACCTTAGCACAAAAAGATATTCGTTTTGCACGTACAATACAAAGATTGCAACGTGTAATAATAAGTGAATTAGAAAAAATTGGTATTATTCATCTTTATACTCTTGGTTATCGTAATGAAGACTTATTAAAATTTAAAATTCGTCTTAATAATCCTTCTAAAATTAGTGAATTGCAAGAAATAGAACATTTTAAGGCACAACTAGAAGTAGCAGGATCAGCAAAAGAAAACGGATTTAGTAAAAGATGGATATTTGAAAACTTATTTAAGATTAATGATAGCGATTTTCAAAGAATTCAAAGAGATTTGTTCTATGATAAACAAATTGAAAAAGCTATTGAAGCAGGAGAAGCTACTGATACGGGAACGGTTGGTGGTTCTACATTAAATACGGATCTTGGTGCCGCACCAGCAGGTGCAGAAGTGCCATCTCCCGGTGGAGAAACGCCAACTCCCGGTGAAGAAGGAGCAGAAGGTGGCG